TCCTTGAAAGATTTCCTATCACAATGGAGCAACCTTATCCTGCATTAAGTGTTGAGAAAAAGATTGTTCTTGGTTCAATGACCAAATATGGTAAAGTTGATGAAGATTTTGCAGACAAGTTAGTTACTTGGGCAGAAGTTATTCGTAAGACTTATTTTGAGGGTGCAGTTGATGAACTGATTTCAACTCGCCGTCTTGACCATATCGTTAAGGCATTCACTATCTTCAAAGATAAACTGAAAGCGATTGAAATGTGTACCAATCGATTTGATGAAGATACAAAATCTTCTTTTCTTGACCTCTACTCTAAAGTAGATGCAGGGGTTGATCTTGATGAAACTAGTGAGGAAGAAGAAGTTCCAGCTGAAGAAGATTCAGATATGCCTTACTAATCGTTATAAATAGTTATAGGAGTCAGAGACATAGGGTTTCTGACTCCTATTTACGCATCTGCCGATAGGAGATGCATTTTTATTAATCTTGCTAATAAGGAGATAATATGGTTACGCAAGTATCAACTTTCGATCCGTTTAGGATCAGAAAATTTGGAGTAGGCTTTGATTCAATGGTGGATCAACTAACTTCAGATTTTTTCACAGATTCCTTTCAAGGAACTCAAAATTTCCCACCTTACAATATCATAAAAACTGATGAATTCAGTTATGACATTGAAATGGCGGTTGCTGGATTTTCAGAAGAAGATTTGGCCATAGATTATGCAGACAATGTTCTGACAGTATCATCTAAAGAAACTGAACCTTTTAAGGACAGCGAAGAACCTGAGTATATTCACAAGGGAATTGCTGTTCGTAAGTTCACAAAAAAGTTTACTTTGGCAGAAGATGTAATCGTAAATGATGCATCTATGAAAAATGGAATGCTTACCATTTCAATGGAGAAAGTAGTTCCAGAAGGTAAAAAGAAACGTACAATAAAAATTGTTTCTGAGTAACTTGTTAGGGGGCGAAAGCCCCCCTTAAAAAAACTTGACTTTTGAACTTTATTATGTTACAATACTTACATGATAGATTATAAATTTAATGAAGGTGAAATCCTAAAAGAAATCCAGAAGTATGTGGACTCAACTTATGAGCAACACTATGCAACTGGTAAAATCCAATCTACCGAATTTATACTTGATACTGGCCATGGTTTGGGATTTACTATTGGTAATATTATCAAGTATGCTCAAAGATACGGCAAGAAGGATGGTTTTAACAAGAAGGACTTATTAAAAGTCATTCATTATGCTATAATAGCTTTATCTATACATAAAGGTGAAAATGAAACTAAGTAAAAATACATTAAATATGTTGAAGAATTTCAGCGATATTAATATGTCGATTGAAATTAAAAAAGGAAATATTCTTAGGACTGTATCAGTACAAAAGAATATTTTGGCACAAGCAGAACTTGAGGAAGATTTTCCACAAGACTTTGCAATTTATGAACTGAATCGTTTTCTAGGTGCAGTATCGTTGTTTGATGACCCCGAATTTCAATTCAATGGAAAGTCAGCAAATATAGGCACAACTAAACATTCAGTAGATTATGTTTATTGTGACCCTTCCATGATTGTCACACCACCAGAAAATAATATTACATTTCCAGATCCAGAAGTTAAATTTACATTATCTCAGGATGCACTTTCTCAGATAATGAAAGCATCTAATGTTCTTGGAACTCCTGAGATTGCAGTTGAAGGTGGGCCACATCCTAATGATGTTATTAGATTGAAGGCGTTGGATGTGAATAATGATTCAACTGATACTTTTAAAGTAGTATTGGATGAAAGGTCTGATAACAAATTTAGGTTTGTATTCAAGACTGAGAACATGAAAATGTTGCCTGGTAATTATGATGTAGAAATTTCCTCAAAAGGAATTTCACATTTTACAATGCAAGGTCAAAAACTTCAATATTGGATTGCTACTGAGTCATCTTCCTCATTTGGAGGCTAGATGAATAAAGATATATTATGGGTGGAACAGTATAGACCTTCCACTATTGATGATTTAATTTTACCAGAAGAAATAAAAAATACCTTTAGTGAGATAATTGGTCAGGATAAAATTCCCAATTTGATCCTGAGTGGAAGTGCCGGTGTCGGTAAAACTTCTGCAGCTATGGTATTGTGTAAATCCCTAAACTGCGATTATATTATTGTTAATGGATCTGATGAAGGTCGATTGATTGAAACGCTTCGTAATAAACTTACACAATACTGTAGTTCCGTTTCTATGTCTGGTGGAAGAAAAGTAGTTATTATGGATGAGGCTGATTATATGACGCCTGATTCAGTACAACCAGCAATGAGGGGGTTTATAGAACGATTTTCCTCAAATTGTTCTTTTATCTTTACTTGTAATTTCAAAAATAGAATTATAGAGCCCATTCATTCCAGATGTGCAGTTATTGATTATCAAATTAAAGATTCTGATAAACAAAAACTCGCATCTCTTTTTATGAATAGGTGTATATCTATTCTAACAGAAAACAATATAAATTATGAAGAAAAAGTAGTTGCAGAACTTATTATGAAACACCTACCAGATTTTCGTAGGGTGTTGAATGAGTTGCAAAGATATTCTGTATCTGGAAATATTGACTCTGGAATTCTGCTAAATATAAATGATGCAAATATGAAAGAGTTAATCGAATGTCTGAAGTCTAAAAACTTCAAGGGTGTTCGTAAATGGGTTGTGGACAATATGGACAATGACCCTCAGAAAATCTTTCGTAAAATATATGACCATTTATATCAAACAGCAGAACCTAGTACGATACCACAAATAATTCTGCATATTGCAGAGTATCAGTACAAGTCTGCATTTGTTGCAGATCAAGAGATTAATTTAATGGCCTGTTTAGTAGAAATTATGACTAGTGCAAAATTTAAATAATATGATTGACAAGTTGATATGTGAAGATATTAGTAATAATGTTCCAGACAATGATGTTGCTGTTTTATTATCTGGTGGAGTAGATAGTATTTCTGTTGCACTAGCTGCCCAGAGACTTGGAAAAAATATTCATACATATTCCTTTTATCTTGACAATTATGAAAATTATGACTATAATAAAGCATATGAAATTAGTAAAGTTCATAGTTGGCAGTTTACAGGAATTGTAATTGACACTTCAAAATTAGAGGAAGATTGGTATAAATTAGTAGAATTGGGTTGTAAGAAAAAGACCCATTATGAATGTGTATATCCATTTATGTATGTTTATCCAGAGATAAAAGAAAAGTATGTATTGTCAGGATGGGCTGCAGATGGTTATTTTGGAGTCAGTAAAAAAGCACTCATCAATTATAAACACACTAAAGAAAAGTTTGATGAGTTTAGAGATAATTATTTTTTACCAGAAAATCAAGCAGGGTATTTGTGGCATAAAAAAATATCAGACAAATATGATAAAATATTTGTCACTCCATACCTAACTAAAAAGGTTAGAGATTATTTTTATAGTATGGATTGGTACGAATTAAATGAACCATATCAAAAACATCATGTACGAACTGCTTTTAATATAGATAAGGATGTTAAAAAACATTTGAATTTACAATTAGAATCTGGTGTAGATGTACTGTTTGAAACATTGCTAAATAATAGAAAGATAAACTTTAAAAATAGAAATAGAATGTTGGATGTGTATAGGGATTGGAAAAATCCACCAACAACAAATTTAGAAAGGTTTTTATGAAATATGTACCATATAATTTAGAAGATGTTAATAACGCATCAACTCAAAATAAATTTAATGTTATTTCCACATTTGCTGGTGGGGGTGGTTCTTCTACTGGTTATCGTTTAGCAGGGGGTAAGATTCTTTGTATTAATGAATTTGTAGAGGAGGCTAGAAACACTTATCAACAAAATTTTCCAGAAACACCTATCATGCCAGATGATATTAAGAAATTAACAGGAAAAGATTTTCTTGATATTGCAGGACTTAAAGAAGGAGAGTTAGATATTTTAGATGGTTCACCACCATGTTCAGCATTTTCTATGGCTGGTTCTGTATCTCATAATAAAGTTCAAGAAACTGTAATAGATTTATTTGGAAACGAACAAGAATATAGAGTATCAGGCAAACATTCTGATGGTTGGAAATCAACTAAAAATTATTCTGATGGTAAAAAAGTAGAAAATATAGAAGATTTATTTTTTGAATTTTTACGAGTGGCTAAAGATATTAAACCTAAAGTTATTGTGGGGGAAAATGTAACTGGTTTGACAATGGGAGAGGCCAAAGAATATTTTAATAAAATTATGAAAGAATTTGAAAAAATAGGATATGATGTTTCTGCACAAATTTTAAATTCTGTAAACTTTGGTGTACCTCAAACAAGGCGTAGAGTTATTTTCATTGCAGTACGACAAGATGTAACTAGTGCTATCGGTCTTACTTTTTTAAATATTGCGGGTATATTTCCAGTTGGAAGTAAAGAAGAAATTTCTCTTGGAGAAGCATTTGAGGGTTTGGAATATGACCAAGAAGAAATAGACTATCTTATAAAAAGATGGACTGCATCTGCACATTATAAAGATACAGTTGCAAATATGCCTAAAGACCCTAAGAAAGTTTTAACAGGAATGGATTATCATCCTAAAGGACATCATTTTAATGTTAAAAGATGTTCCAGATTTAAACCAGCACCTACACTTACAGCAACAGGAGCTGCAGAAACAGGAGCTGGTGGTTGTCATTGGAGTGAACCTAGAAAATTTACAATCGCAGAATTAAAAAGAATGACAAGTTTACCAGATGATTTTATTCTTACTGGTAAACATTCACAGAAAGCGGAAAGGTGTGGTCGAATGGTGCCACCACTTATGATGAAAGCAATCGCAGAAGCCGTTTATAACAATGTATTGGAGAAATATAATGGCTGATTTTACATTTGCTCATAGAGAAGAAGGATTTGACGAACACATTAATAATTCCATTAGAGGTTATAGTGATTTATTACAAGATGTTATTTCACTATCTAGATATTTTATTGAAAACGATACAACTGTATTAGATATTGGATGTTCTACTGGTAAGTTGACAGAGGCAATGTTGAATCATAATTCAGATCATTGTTCTACTGCTAAATGGGTCAT